AGTTGTTGGTAATCGATAAATATCTCCCTCAAAAGTAAAATCCTGTATTCTTTTTGCCGACACGTCCCCGATATAATCTGTAGCATCTATAACTTCAGTGTGTGGAGAGCCAAACTTTATTTGTTCATTGTCAAGACTTATCAATCTGTCATAAGCGAAAGAAGTCACTGCTACTGAAAGTCCAAACATAGAATTAAATACAGCAGGAATGAAAACACTTTCAGCAAGATTAACCTCGTTAATTAAATAATTCAAGCCAAGTTGATTCGTATATGCCCAACCTCTAAAATTAGGAATTTTTGTTTGAACCAAAATTTTAGGATTACCTTCAACCAAAAAAGGAATAATTGTGCTAACTCCCCTATCAATTAAATTTATAGTATGATTACGAGTGTGGGCAGTATCTAAATATCCAGAGATATAACTTTTCAAAAGTTTCTGTGTGTGTTTATAAGCACCTTCATTTTTTTTCTGCCAATATTTACACAACATTTGAAGTCGAGCAGAAAAGGACTGGTTAGTTTCAAAATCTTTCCAAATAGGTTCAGTCATTATATTAACCTTTTATTTCGCATTCTTTACATCCGTCCCACAAACAGTTTAATCAAAATAAAAATCTTCTTTGTGTTCTTTTTTCTTCTTCTTGTTCTTTTTGCCATTTTCGTATTCGATATTCAACAGATGTTCTTGAAATTTCTTTTCTTTGTTCTATTTTTGCAGGAGACCTATATTTTAATCCAAGCACACAAAGGGCAGCACCAATTACTCTATCTCCGTGTCTTTCTCTTGCTTTTGAAGTTAAATCCGCTCTTTTAGATGCTTCAATAGAACCGCCCTCAAGATACATATAATCAAATAATTCTTCAAGTAATTCTGAACTTCTTATAATAATAGATTTATAACTACGTTTTGTTTTTAATCCTTCGCTTAAAGCAATACCAAGCTCACCGAGCAAATCTCCTTTCACGTTTTGATTTGAAATATTAAATCCATATTTGTTTTGAACTCTTACTGTCTTATTTTGTTCCGAATGTTGAGTATAAACTGAATTATACCCATTCCACAAAACCCTGCGTCCAAAATTAATTCCGTGTCCACCAGTGCTATCCCAAATTAAATACGCACCTCCACACCATTTTCCAATTGCAACACAAATATCAGCAAATTCTTGCGGCGGGTTAGATGAAGTTACATATTCTCCAACTTGCTCATTTGTGTTTCTGTCAAGAACTATCGCAGTTGAGTTTGACGTTCCAGTCCCCAAAGAAACATCAGCACCAATAATATAACTATGGGTTAAATCTGGCCGTCCATTTTTTAATTCTCCCCACCATTTTAATTTTCCATATTTGATTTTTTGAAATTTTACCTTATCAACTCTGCCATTTGAATTATATACAAAAACAATATCGCCGGCAACTTTAGATGGTTTAATATGAGAACTTTTTATTCTATTTAAGACTATATCATCAAAGACAGCATCAGATGAACCAATTGGGGACATCCAGACATTTGAAATAAAATCTCGTTTATTTCCTCTGCGTTTTTCTTCTTGAAAATCGTGCCAGGGACTTCTCAAGTCTCCTGGTATTGTTTCGCAGCCATCTGGAATAAATTTTATATCTTCTAATTTTTTCTGAACTTCTTCTGGATATGTTAAAAGAGATTTTTCAAATTCACTATACTTAAATGAAACATTTGGTTCAATATCATTAAAGACTTCAGGACACAACTCTCTATAATAATCAATATCAACTATTTCGATTTGGTCTATTTCAGGTGATTTATATAAACCATAATTTTTAGTTGGATTTTCATACCAGGGCAAAGTTACTACAGTTGTTGTTGATTTGTGTAATGCTTTATTAAATGGATGATTTGTTCCAAGCCAATGTGTTGAACAGTAAATTACACAATCAGAAACATCGTGAATAGTTCCTTCCATACTTTCAGCAATATTTCTATCAACACGGCCAAATTCATCTAACATAATTGAAGTTGCTCTGCCTGATGCTCCAAAATCAAGATTTGTTGCTTCTCCTGTTATTGTAGTTCCAGTCTCCAAAAAGCTCAAATGTAAATGGTTTCTTAAAATTTGTGGTTTCCACCAAGAAGGCAAACACTTTATTGTATGGTCAACTTTAGAAAATAAAGTATATTTATCGCCAGTCTTATCAACTTTATCTTCTTTTTCTGAACCCATTAAAAAATTACAATCAGGAACTAATAGCCCATAACAAGTATAAAATTTTGTAATTAACTCTGTTGCTCCCTCTTTACGAGTTTTAGTTAATCCCAAATCAAATTGCTCATCAATTCCTTTCTTTATTAAATCAACAACTATTTCTTGTTTTGGCCTTAAAATGAAAGGCCAATTTCTCATTGAAGGTGGTTGTTGGGGATTTAATGTAAAAGCAAAAGCATTGTAAAATATCTTGGGGTTCTGGTAACACCATTGAAGAATCAATTTCTGTAATGATTTGTCTTTACTCAATGTTCCAAAAATAAAATCTTGACGAAATTGTAGATTCTCTCCCAACTCTTTTGGTATTAACCCATAAAAAGAGTTTGCGTTAAGATTATCCCAATCAAATTTTTTCATTTTTATTTTTTAATGATTTACCTTATCTCCGTAATCGTTACAATAAAAACCAGACCCTCGAAAAATAACAGCAGAACCAGAACCGATTAAGCGTTTGAGTGTATTTTTCCCGCATTTATTACATTTATGCAGAGGTTCAGCTTTTATACTCTCAAATTTTTCAAATTCGTTACCACAAGTCTCACACAAATACTGATAAGTTGGAATATTGCACCTTCTCTTATTTTCTAAACTTCTTTACTTTCTACCCCTTTGCGTTTATCCGCAAATTCTAATAACTTACCTGCCAGACGTTTAATGGCATCTTTTGGAACTTCCTCAAATAAATTCAAATTACTTTTCTTTGAAATTTCAAGCCGATTAACAAATGATTCAGGCATTTTATTAGCTGCTAAAAACATAGCTAATTGTGGTGAACCAGAATAACGCTTTTTCTTGCCTCCAGTTTCTATTTTGTTTTTTATTGAACCATCCTCATTATGAGTATATTTGAAATCAACTTCGTCATAATCATAACCACAAGCAGATTTATACATTTGAGCAACCAAAAAAGAGTTAGCCATTTTAACTCCAGTGCGAATGGCTTCAGCAACATCAGGATAATTTTTCCGAAGATTCTTTATCAAATCTCTTGCATTCTTGCCAGAATAACCAAGAATCATCCCAATATCGGCAGCAGGAAACCCCAAAGCAGAAAGATTTTGAATCACCGGAAGCCAATTAGCGTCATATTGAGTTCTCTCCGGCAAACAAAATTTTCTCTCTTTATCAGAATATCTTGCAACTTTTTTTTGATTTTTTGTTTTTTCAATTGGCATAATAGTAATAAAATGGGCAGTTTTGGGTATAATTTACGTGGGACAACTGCCCAAACCCTCTTATAACTCTCATTCCCGTGCCTCTTGATTATAATATAACATAGAGAACATTTCTGTCAAGGTAGAGAATCATTCCTCTGGTTTTACAATCCAAATATTTTCATCAATATGTTGGATTCTATCTATTTCGTCAAACAATTGTTCTATAATCTCTATATCCGTCATATCCATATTCTTTCTCACAATCGTTAAATTAGTTATAATCCATAACGGGTCTTATAAACTCTTTACCCGTTTAAGGGAAAATAATATATTAAATTGTTCCCTAAAATATTATAGGATGTAAAATTTTAAATAATTACTACTTGACATAGGATAGCTATATCCTTCTTCTTCCCTTGAAACGGTAGTAAATGGTTATCACTATCCAGCAATTAAGTAGCCCGAAGAATTAGCGTCCTTAATATTTCTATTCCCGTTTGCTATCTTCCTATTCAACGCTCTTTTGGCCTTAATTGAGACCCACCTTGCAATTATTTTACTTTTTTACCCTATTTACTTGTCAAAATAACAAACCCTTAACAGGGACTGCCATTCATATGTAAGGAAATATCCACAAGTATTTACCTGATTTTTAACAATTTTAGAAATAATTATTTTTATAACTCTTTTGTATATAACAAGTTAAAATTTTTTCAAAAAATTATTTTTTATTTTTATTTGTATTTTTTGGATAATGTGTTATAATTTAAGTGTAAACTTGTGGATTTTTACCTACGAATGAATAGCAAGGAATATTTAATTTTTAGGAGATTTAAGATGGACGAAGAAAAACAAATAGAATTTGTTAAAAGTATGGAAAATGTTACTCAAAAGCAATTAGAAGTTCTTTTACTTTTTGCTCCGCCACCTCTGGGAGAAGGATTAAA